TCATTGTCTTCGTTCAGTTACGTATTGCTTAGTTGAGTTGCTGGACCATAAGTGATCGTAGGATTAAGCGGAGCTCCCGGACTGGGTGAGATGCTAAAAGGTGCATTCACTTGCACCAGTGGTTGAGTTCACAATTTGCTGAACGAAGCGAAGTTCGCTTCCAAGACTCAATGCTTGGCCAACCTGCAGATACCGTGGGGGCTTCCCATCGTCAGGCTTCTTCCGTTGATTGAGGCGATCACCTTGTTGCTATCAAAGAGGGGGCGGCGCCCCAGGAGCTGCTCGGAAGAGCGGTCCACAAGGAGGTTCCGCCCGATGCGTTAGCCCCGTTGGTCAGCTGTGTCTCCGGGGCGGAATTCCGTTTGATCTCGCCCTCCTGTGGGCACCACCATGCGGAGAGCGGCTTCCGGTCTTCTGTCGCGTCGCCTAACAGTCTGTTGCTCATTCTTGATCGCCATCCGAATTGCGGGAATTCGATTTTGTTCGGTTACCCGTCGCGGTGGCGCCGAACCTCGTCTCTGGCGCTGTATAGAAGCGATTGTGATTTGAAGAAATGTAGCAGGCCATGTAGATTCCTTTACTTGCTGATCTGTACGTCGAAAGTGGCTTTCGCAACTTGTAAGTAGTTCTTGCCGCCTGGTTTGACCGGACCCAAGGAAACCTGATACCCCCGTGTAGAATTGTCCCTCCCCCAGTCCCCCCGAAGTGAGTCGAGCGTCTCAGTCAGCCCATCGACGTAATGCTGCAGTGCGCCGGATATTGTTTCGATACGGTCATGTGTTACTCGAACTTCTATCGTGAGGGTCACCGTACCGGAGAACCGTCTAAACTTCTCCCGAAGAGTATTATTCAACCTCTCGCAATATATGAAGAAGGTCGGATACTGTAAGCCTCCCGACTTGTCGGCCACCTCTGGCGCGACTTGTAGTCCAACAAGTTGGTTATCTTGCAGTGGTGCGAGACTGGTTCCGGTACGCGCCCTAACGGCCGCAAGTCCTGTATTCAATCCAGTCGGTGCACGGAGCAGATTTTCAAGGGTCTTAGTGGCAGTCGTTGCAATTTGTGCCATAAGGCTAACCTCTTAAGACGGTATTCAACCTACGAAGATAGGTATCCGGCAACTGGCCTTGTGGCGGTACGTTGCCAGAATGCACTCCTGCCTGGGGAAGGGACCAGTCGGCTTCTAACGGAAGGGGTGTACTGTTCTGTTTTGCAAGTGCCTCCTCATGAGTGCCAAGATAAACGTTCCACGACTTTACATGGCTAGGTGCTTGTGGCGGTGTCACAGTCACAGAAGATGCCTGCGGAGTCGTCAGTGAAGTGATTAGGCCCGCTTCGCTTTCTGTTCCCTCACTAGTGACCCAGGAGACTTTTGCAAACCAGGTTCCCGCCATCTGATTTCCTGCCGTATAACTAAGACTTGGACGGCCCGGGCGTCGTATTGGAACATAGACAATGCCAACTCCGAGGTCGAATAACAGGGACGCCGCGGAGTCGCTCAAGTGACAGTATTGCTCTAATTTGTGTTTATATCGTTCATTGAGTTGCTGATGATAGCAATCACGATACGTCAGTTCTATCGTGCGAAGGATGTGCCAACGCCGCAGGGCTTCGGTAATTACCACTTGGTGGATCCCGATATTATGTCCCCCGGGAACGCGCAGCAGAAACCGCCGCAGCTCCAGTTCTATCTCGGTAGCTGCGACAGTTCCCTTCGTCAAAAGGTCGATCCGCTCTGTGGCTGCGGTATCGAAGAGTGAGCTTTCATACGACAAAAGATCGCTCGGTATTGATGGAATTCTGTCTACAAAGAGTGCCATACTTGGTTCCTTCAACGTTTACGGGGTCGGGTCACCGCGGATCTTGAAGTGCTGGGCATGAATGTTTCGAAAACGGTTGTTTGCCGACAGGTGTCGTTGGGAGGTCCTTCGCGCCATAGTGCGTAGTGTGCTTTTTGCTCATCTGTCGCGAGCAAGGCTCTACCTTCTATGATCATTCGAGCCGCCGTGTGGCGGGTTACTTCAGAAAGAGTTCCCGCCCGCCCTCCATCGTCCGTTGCCGTACTTACCACCACAACGGCGTTGTCCTGTATCGTGTTCTCGACTTGTTGTATTGCTAGGTAGTACTGACGCAAGTCCATATTGTCCCTCGCTGCGTATTTTAGAGGCCGGACGGCCGAAAGCTGTCCGGCACCGAGTCTTAGCTCCGGACTTGAACGCCGAAGTTATTCCTCAGCACGGCCACGCCGTAGAGGCAATCGACCGTAAACTGCTGCGCCAGCGTGTTCGGCTGGTAACTCATCATCACACGCATTCCGAAGTTGCCCAGCTCGGAGTATTCAGCGATGGCGCCCGTACCCGGCAGCGGTTGCGGCAGACGACGGACGCACAACCCGATAGCGTCCTTTGCGAAAGCAATGTTCTGTGTGGTCGCCGGGGACGAGCCAGTTTTTGAGACGAACTGGGAGCGAAACACAAAGAAGTCTTTGAGTTTGCCAACGGATCCATCAATCATCGCCCGGACGCTGGCCTCCCGGCCGTATTGTATTCCGAGAATCGTGGAATCTGACGCAGTTGGGAATAGGTACTGCCGTCAACTACCAGATACTTCTGCGCAGCTGACGGAACTTTCGCGTTAAAGAGGGCGGTTTCCGCCTCGTCCACCAACGATTCGGTAATCGGCGAGCCAGCAAAGCCCAGAGCAGTGTTTGCGGTGAATTGCGAGTATAGCGAAAGCAAGTCGGATTCGATCTTCTCGGCGAGCGCTACAACGGCCGGTTCCATATAGAGCCGGAGAAGGTCGGGCACGGCGAGCACCTTTGTTACGTCCGGAATTTGGAACGTGGCCTCGGCGTGTGTGTTCAGGACAATCTGAGCGTTGCCCAAGCTGGGATTCTGCGTTGTGACGGTGCCCCCTGAGCGATATTGTTCGCAACGAGTGTCGGGGGAATCGGCACGTTGCATAGTATCACCGGCCTGAGCCAAAGACGGCTCAAAGTTTCGATTCACCAAGTTTCCCATCACGAGGTTGCCCATAAAGGCAGGCAGCGCATCCGCCGCCACCAGTTTTACCAAAGCATTTGCAACATTTGACGAAGTAATAGCAGGCATTTCTTTCCTCCTAAAGTCGAAAAAGCCCCGCCCAGTTAGGCTGCGGGGCGGCTTGTTTAAGTAGTTGGCTGGACCAATCCAGCATTTATTGTTTGCTATTGAAGTTTCGGCCCCAGGATCTGCACGATCAGACAATACGCTCGCCACCGCAACAGCGTGGTTAGCGGGAACTGTTGATCTGTTGCGCGATCCGTGAGATTTCCTGGCGGGCCCTTTCCAGATCTTCCTTGGGCATACCTGGACGAATCTCATCCATATCGAATCCTCCGCCCGGAGGAGTGACAGGTGGTTTTGCGCTTGCGGTGGCTCCCGATCCACCAGTGATTCGGGCGGGGAGTAACTCGGGATTCTCGTTCACGAAATTCGAAAGATATTCCTTGACGGAGAACTCGCCGTTCGTAGTCTTTGCAACCAAACGTCCGTCTTCAGTGCGCTGAATATCGTCTTTGACAGCCCGGAAGGCGAGGTCCAGTTTTTGCACCCCAGTCGTTGCAGTTCCGTTCGAACTGTTGTGCTGCGCTCGGCCTCCTCGGCGATGATTCGACTGCGGCGATTTTCTTCCACCAGTTCGTTCATCTTGCGTTCGAGGGCCTCGCGCCGTCGGCGCTCCTCCTAAGTTCTATTTTGTACGCCGGCTCGCTTTTCGCCTGTTCCAGACTGACGAACTCTCGAACTGCCTCTTGGATCAGGTGCCTAATGTCGCCCCCCGCCCAATCGGTACTTGGTCATTTTTGCCTTCATCCATCCGTCATCCTCCTGACTGATATCTGCGCAGAAACCAATCATCAATTTCACGCGCGATTGTGTCCTTGATCTCTTGCCGTTCATCGCAGAGATACTTGAACGCCAATTTCTCGTAGATGTGCTTCACCAGAGTGCGTGAATCGATATTCATTGCGATCAGTTTGGAGGCGTCGTCAATTTCGCCAGCAAAGTCGCCGATATCAAATTCATCCAAGCCTGATACGTTAACTTGTAGATCGTTCCTCGCGGACACATTCAATGGCGTTTAGAATTCTTTTCAATACATCTTTTGACTGAATCGCCCAAGCTGCGCAGCACTTCCTGTGTTATTGCAAGTCTCTTTGCTTTGCAAGGCCAGAAAGGGGGCGATGATCACCAACCAACGGACCTGCTTGTCCGATCAGGTAGCAGACCCGATAAATCTCATCTTTTAGCCTATTGAGGTTCTGGGTCGCAATCTCAAATACTTTTCCCTCCGGTTCGGTCCATCCAAAACGGTCCCCGGGTCCCAGTTGCAGGAAGTAGCTTTCACCGACCATTTGATCGAATTTCTTATCGCTATAGACAACGGGCATAGCGAAAAGGCCCATCGTTAAAGCCCAGCTAAGCGCGTTGGACTTGTTAAAGTGTTCCAACTGTAGTGAGGCGGCTTTGTTCATGAGCCACATTCCTTGGCTTACGGTGGTTTCAAGAGTGGTACTCGATTTAACTTCGCAAGTCCATGCACGCCCTCATCGATCAGCTCAACGTTGTTCTGCTGGTTCACGGAACCTTGTTGCTGCGTTCGGCGGTAGACTCTGAAATGTTGGCGGTCGTAGTATAGCCATCGTGTTTCCGTCGTGTTGTGGGCGTCTCCTAAGCTTCGACGATATGTATGCGTTGTTCGAAGAACTATCCACTCGAACTCACCGGCGTCACTGCGGCACCAATTAACCAGATCATTGGGTGTATAATGAACTAAGTATGCTCTACTAGTGCCCATGAAGTCTTCCTCTGCGCGGCTTGATGCAGGTTGACTTGGTACGGGGAAAGTCCACTAGAGTGTAGCCTGTTCCATATAGGAGTGCATCAGTCAGCTGCCTTCGAAAATAGTCGCTTAGGTTTGTTCCTTTTCGGTCGCAATCCTCAATGAACATACTGAAGAACCCGCGGCCTGTATCATTTGTGCCGTCTATATGTATTACCGTCTCGGCGGAAAAGTGTAGCTGCATACCAATCGATGATGGATCCGATGTAGTTTCTGAAAGACTCTGTGTAGCCTTTCTCCGGATAGACGCTCGGCCGGCTCGTTTTGCCGGGAATGAGATATTGAGCAGCATTGCGCTTGAACGCTTCTCCTCCTGACGTAGAGGTCCTGGTAACGTTTCCACACTTCGTGTTTGCCCCGATATTCCGGATGTTCTTGATCAATACGGGTATCCATTTGCTTTCCTTATATGTTTATATGAGACGAGTTCCCTTCGACCGGGCGAACCAAAAGCGACGGCACTGGCGTGTGACTGGTGTGGCCGGGAACAGGTTAGAAGCCGGGCAGGCGGTTTGCTTTATAGCCAGCTGGCTGGCGCTTGTCATCACTGCTCAACCACTTGCCAGACTAGATACCCCAAGGCGTCCGACACGTGTGTGCGTTTGGGGTCGCGCCCTTTGTCGATGATCACCTGGTTCCGGGCAAAAGGGTGACTTGTTCGAGATCCTTGATAAGTTCTTTGCAGCGCGGGTCTATATAGAGTCTTCGGTTCCCGGCAGCGTCTCCGCAGGGTGCTGCTGCGTCAACATCAAGTCTTTCCGCGAACCGCGCGGATTCTGTGGAGGCAGCTCGAGCTTGGCAACGTTGAATGTTTCGAGTTCGGAAGAAAGTGGCTGATGGCGTCTGCGTCTGACGGTCCAGTTGTTTTCATTGCATTGCCTGAGGCATCACCGAAGACCGTCAGAGCCATGGCAGGACGGAAATCGTCGGAGGAGTTCATCGCACGCTTCCCAGGTTGTAGCCCTTGACAGTGCGAGATCGATCAATAACGCTGACTGTGCCTCCGGTTAGCCGTACCACTACTGAAGACATTGGATCCACGTTGAAGTCCACCGGCCCAGTAAAGTGGTTTGTTGGGATCGTAGTTGCACTCCCTGACGTTTCGGCTTCTGCTCGAAACTGTAGTATGCTTGTCCGGCGCTCACGTTTAGGTATGCTCCTTCAGGACTTCCTGGTGAGAACCGATCATCGTAGCTTAGCTTCAGGCGGTCATGGAAATCGGGAACGGCATCTAGAAGGGTGGCGGTTTTCGCCCGGTTGTGCGAGGGTAAGCTGCGGTAGCCGCCTGGTGGTGTTCGCGATGAAACGGTGGTAGACCCAATCGAAACCCTTGGGTGTCCCACACTGCAAATCCAGATAAGCGTTTCGCTTGGGGATCTCGCAGTCTACCCTCAAGACGAAGCCAAGCTTCTTCGTGACAATACGTGAGTTCATCGACCCCGAACCATGCAGGGTTGACCACCAGGCGGAGCCTTGCGGAAGCTTCGAGACTTCGAAATAGGATGGTGGATCCCCGTGTCTCGCATTTCTCAGGCAGTTTTCTGTCTTGTTGAAGGATATTGGGATTTGATTATGCTCCAACAGTTCGAACAGACTGCGTTGTGTTGCATTCGCGGAGCATTGGGAAAGTTGGTGCTGCCAACAGGCCCTGTCGGCCTGGATTCGAGATAACTCAATCGAATAGCCTCGTGACATAATGCTTGACTTTTTCCGGGGCCCAACAGGGCCCGGAAAGGCCCCTGAAGCGGGCATTGCAGTCGTGGAAGGCTCTTTGTGAAGGTAGAGACGCTGTAGCGGATGCTGCGGCGGACGGTTAATCGGCTGGTGCGTTTTGGGGTTTGTCTATCCGCTCTCACCAGAACCTCGTGGGCTTGTTCCGCTTTGCTGCATTGTTTGATGGGCTTCAATTAATCTGATCAGATCACTTGGGCTGGCTTTGAAATCGTCACCGTTGGTCAATTGGGTGTGTAGTTTGCGAAGTGCCATTTCGATCAAACGGAGAGTAAAGCTTTCAGTGATGGGGAGTTACCGCATGGTTTACTTTGTTCATCGCTCGCGCTGTCGTTCTTCAGTCGGCTTCTGCGCTCGGGTTCTCTCTTAACACTCTGACTTTAACTGGGCTGGCGGGTGCAACGTCTCCGAAGCAATACGT